ACCGAGTTACAGATCTTGATAATCTGTCCGATCGATTTGTCTTGGCCATTAAGAACATGTTTTGGATTCGCCTGGGCTACGTCGTCTAATAACATTGCCCATTGAATGGCTCCGTGGTAACCTGCAAAATATTCATCGTCGGGGTTGAATGTATACAAGTTCCTCTTAGGGTCCCAATCCAGGTTCGGGTATATGCCAAATTTCCTCACAACCTTATGGTAGAAGCTGAAGAGGCTAGAGGCAATATATGATTTCCCAATACCTGGAGTCCCGTAAACTAATACGGAAAATGGGGGGCGCCTAAAATTGGAGACACTGTGCTTCATGCGAATTTCACTCGCAAGTTTTTCCAAAATGTTCAATTCGCGAGTCACGAAACTTCTGACTTCATGGTCCTTCATGAGGACTCGGCCAGCTGAAACGCATTCAAGCAAATTGGCGTGGCACATATGCGCATCCCAAACTGGGTCGTTGAAGCGCATGTCTATCTCCTCCCGCAACTTCGAGGACTTTTCTAGGAAGTCTTCCAAACTCTTGTTGCGTCGGAAAATAGGTGCCGCTGATCCCGTCGCGAAACACAAATGACCAGTCTCTGCAATGTCGATTAAGAGATCGACTACACTGGTAACTGCTTCGTGAGTAGTGGAAAATCTGTACTTGTCCAGATTCTTCTTCTGAAACTCGATCAATCCGGTATGTGAGAACTCCAATCCCAAAGCCTTAACAATAGGTAGGGTAAGGAGTCCAAAAAACACAGTCCGAATCTTTCCGAAAATTTCAGCGTCAGTCGCGTTCTTGTACATGTCAAAGTTTTGGCGAAGGTTCTTGATTTCTGTACCAAAATCCATCGCTTCAAACTCAGTTTCCTCCTCATAACGGTCTTTGCCGTTAGGACGGGCACGTGCATGGATGTCTCCACCATTCTTCATCAGGTAGGCCATCAACGGTGCAAGCTGCATTGCTTGATTGTTTTCAGTTCCAAAATAGAAACCTACTACGTTGACGAAATCGATCAACTCAAGGGCGTACGGGGGTGTAGTTATATACCTTATCAAGGCTTTGGCTATTCCCTTCGCATCCGCTCCTCTAATGTCGTGAAAATACCACAACAGAGGAGTGAGGTGTTCGAAAACCTGCCGCACATCATTGGAAATCCAGCGCTTGTCCAATGGAACATTGTCCACGGGACCTGCACATGCTTCCATGTGGAGCATCTCAATGAGCTCTTCTCGCACGGAGCGAAAATTGCTCGGGGGGTTTGAACGCAAACGCCATCTGCGCTTACGTCTTCCTCGTCGTTCATCTTTCGACTTCACAAACCGCACTTCCTCTTCAAGGAAGACATACGGAATGTATCGAAGCGAACACGCAAAAAGCAACAACAGTTGTAAGTAAAGGTAAACCAATCCAAAACTGTTCCACTTATACGTGTTTACACCATCTCCAAAAGTGACCACTATCATATGAAGGTAAGCGCACACAGCGCTGACCTCCACTCCTAGTCGACCAACGTGGTAAATCGACATGAAAGTGGCCGCAACCGCCAGAGCACACAGCTCTGGACTTAGCCCCAACACGAGCATTGCACTCAGCGTACTCGCGAAAAAGACTCTGTAACTCGTTCTACTGAACCACCGTGTCCAGTTGGGTGACAGATTTCTGCTTTGATTACTACTTTCGTTGTAATTCATGGCGGCTAGAAAGCCGG